CCTAGCCTCGTTCACCCAAGCGCCTGTTAGCTCTAAGGATAAGAGTTTACGCACGTCTTTAGGTTGATCTAGCGCTAAGAAGATTACCTCGCAATCAATACCAGCCGCGCCATCTCGACTAGGTAAACGAATATGATGCGTAATCGGAGGGGTATGAAGCATTGGCCCAAACGTATTCTCTGGGAATAGGTCTAACCACGTCTTGATTGTGGTAGTCTTAAGCTCTGGGTACGAGTTTCGTACAATAACAAAACGGCTATATCGGATGCCATCGATAGGGCTAGGCTTTTGCTGAATGGCACGAATAAAGACCTCAGCAGCGCACCCATATGATTTACCAGAGCCTACTGGCCCCATCATTCCACGTACAAAAGCGTTACTACGTAAAAACTTATATATTTCTGGGCTTTTAGAGAAGTCTAAATTTAAACCAGATGATGGTAACTCTTTTTGCGAGGCCTCTTTTGTACGAGACATATTTACCTTTTTGATGAAAATTTCTTAAATATACTGTATAAACAACAATATACAACATTTCGAAAGCGTATATGCAAGGATATCACCTTACAGACGAAGAATGGATAAAATCTTGGAATCAACTAGGAAGCCCTGAACAGTTTTCCAAAGTTAATAAAATAGCAATTAGAAACGTTTACGCTCGTAGGCGATCATTAGAAAATAAATACGGTGTCAATTTAGAGACATTTGCCAGCACAAACCCAGCGTATCTCAAGAAGGTAGAGCAAACCCCAGGCAACGCTAGGCGCGGCACTAATATAGAAAAAGGTAGGGTAGTCGTATTTAGCGATGCTCACTTTTGGCCAGGGGAAGTTACCACGGCCTACAAAGCGCTCTTGATGATTATTAAAGAATTTAAGCCAAAGGTAGTCGTAGCTAACGGGGATATATTTGATGGCTCTCAAGCATCGCGCCATGCTCGCATTGGCTGGGAAAAAACCCCATCTGTAAAAGAGGAGCTAGAGTCTTGCATTGAAATGATGGAAGGTATTGAGAAGGCCTCGGTAGGCGCTGAGCTTATATGGACTTTAGGCAACCACGATGCTCGCTTTGAAACATTCCTATCAGCTCAGACCAGTATGTATGAGGGAGTATCAGGGTTTACCCTTAAAGATCACTTCCCATTTTGGAAACCATGCTGGTCATTCTGGGTAAATGAAGATACTTGTATTAAACATCGCTGGAAAGGCGGTTTTGGGGCTGGTAGAGCCAATACAGTCAACTCTGGCGTAAACATTATTACAGGCCATACCCATAATCTAGCCGTACAACCCTTTACAGATTACAACGGTACTCGCTATGGAGTGCAAACTGGGTGCCTAGCAGACCCCAATGGCGAGCAGTTTATGGCTTATACCGAGGATAATCCAAAAGATTGGCGATCTGGCTTTGCTCTGCTATCCTTTGAGCGTGGCCGACTCATGCTCCCAGAGCTAATACAAGTCTGTGGCGAGGATGAGTTTGAATTTCGAGGATGTATAAACAAGGTTTAAACATGACTACGATTATTGGCGATTGGAATAGAAAAGTATTGGTATCTGACAGTCAATTTTCTGATACCGATACTGGCATTAAATACTTTGATGACAAAGTTGTTGCAATAGATGATGGCTGGCTTGGAGTTGCTGGCAACTGGTGTGATTGCGAAAAAGTAGTAAATTACCTTAATAAAAAAATTAAGATAAAACCAAAACTAAAACCAGATAGTGCTTTTATAAAATTAACAGCAGACGGCCTTTTTTACTGTGGTGATGACCTAGAGTGGGAAAGAGCTAAAACATTTATGGCTATTGGATCAGGCTCGATGGCAGCTGAGGTTTGCATGAGAATGGGTCTTACCGCAGAAGAAGCAATCAAATGGGCTTGCAATGTTGATTTACATAGCTCTGAACCAGTTAAAACTTATCCGCTAGAGCTTTAATATGTTCTAAAAAAATATACAAATTTCGGACAACAATGTCCTATTTTTGCATGGCTTTTTATTGATAATTCATGTACTTACAAGTGTTTTTAAAATAGGTCAGCTTTTATTAATAAGTCATTGGTAATGCAATTGCATTGTCTACAACTTTACAATTAGTTATCAAAACTTTACAAAAGTGTCTACAACTCTGTTGATATGTATACTTTTTGTCAATAACTATACATATAGGTATCAATGTGTATATCGAATTACTACCCAAGCGGATATAAAAGGTAACATAAATATTACTATTCCAAAGTAAAGAAATAGATCATTCATGCGTTCATGCCTTTATTTTTCTTGTGCCTCAAATTTAATTCCAAGTTCATCACCACAGCGTTTACAAACAAAGACATAGTCATCGCCTATTACTTGCTTTTTCAACGCTTCTATTTCAGCTTGTTGCTGGCGTAGCATGGTGGCTACATCTTCCATAGTTACAGTTCCAATATAGGAATTTTCTGTGATGTAATCAGCTAGTTCATTTGCGTTCATTTCAACCTCTTAGCTATCTCGCGCTCGATATACCACTTAGCTTTACGCAAGTCCTCTATGGCATCGTGCTTCTCATCTGCTCGCCAAATATACTTAACTGCATTGCCAAGGCAAAAACCCATGTGCTCAGTTACTTGGATGCACTCAATCCCACTAGGGTGATTCGTATAATGCTTAGGATGGTTTACAGGGTCATGTATTTCAGAATGGCTCATCGTTATATCCAGTATCAAATGGTGATTGAAATGGGGGTGGTGAGTTACTGCCTAAAAGATTAGGGCCTATGCTCTGACTAGAACCCATTGGCAGACCTAACGCGTTAGCGTAGATACTTGTATTACCAACTTTATTAGCAGTTGCAAAAGGCAAGCCCAGCCCATCATTGTAAAAAGTAGTATTGGCTACGGTATAAGACGAGCCAGCTGGCAGACCAAGGCCATCGGTATAGAGCTTGGTATCAGCATGAGCCGCCCCCACGAAGAGCAATAAGCTAAACACTATTTTGTGTATTATTTTGTACATTTTTAGTCCAATAGGATATCTTCAGCTCGGATGCCGCGATCTTCAAACATCTTACGCACCTTAGCTAGGGCGCGCTTCTCAATCTCAGGAATAGTATTTTTGTGCAAATACAAAGCGTCTGCTACATCTGCGTTTGTCATTGCGTAATCGTGGTATGCGTTTGATTCCATTTTTATTCTCCTTGTTATGGAGATTCAGAATACAGCATACTTTTAGAAAAATGTATTAGGGTTGTTGCTTACTTGCTACGTATTGAGATAAATATTTTATTTGCTTTGTTGGGCATTTGTGTATCTCATCTATCGGCAACGGCTTATTGCAGAACTCACAGCGTTCTCTGTGATCGCTAGAGCCACTATCGATAATAACGCAAGGCGTTAATACATCCATGAGATCACTCCAAAAAGATAAAATAAAACGGCCACCCCTTCAACTAACAGCAAAGGTGTATCGCGTTGCATTACACCAGCGTAAGTCCACAGAGCGCTACCAATTAAACCTAAAAAGATGTTTGTAGGGTAGATGTTAAAGCTAGTTAACAAGATACCCAATAAACATAATACAGTCCCAGCCCACTTAACTAAACTAAGTCGCATTAGTCTACATCTACATCCGTAACGTCTGGCGGCTTAATGTTAATACCGATAACTGAGGGCTTATCAGACTCATCAGGGTTATCCAGTAGTCCAGATGCCTTAGCTAACAGACGCAATACGCCTACTTTGTCGTATAGCTCTAGCTCTAAATTACCATCCTTATTAACTTTAATAGTTTTGATGGCTTGCAGGGCATGGTCAGGAATATCTTTACTAGCCTTAACTTTAATCTGGCCCTCGTCATCCCACTCCATAATGTCAGTAATCTTAGTATTAGCCATACACAGTAGCGTATAGGCCACGGCCTCTCTATTCTCTGAGATAGTGGCCGATCTCTCCAGCCTTTTTTGAATAGACCGAATACCACCCCAGTTTTGTAGGGATGGAATCTGGCTTGCTACCTTAGCTTTTGGCCTAGTAGCCATTAAAACGGCACATCATCCATTGGCTGACCCTGGCCTACTGGCGGGAATGAGCGATACGCAGCTGGCTGATCTACTTGCTGCTTCTCTTTTCCGATATATCCAGAAAAATAAGTCCCCTTAGCGCCTTGCTTGTCATACATATTAAACCAATACTCACGGCCATCAGGTAGCTTTATGGAACCTGTCCAGTCTGCGTGCTTTGGGTCTGTCTTTTTCAAGTTCTTAAATAACTGAAAGTTACCAGGCTTCATTTCAAAAGGCTTATCGTATGCCATTGTTTATCCCTATCTATGGTTGTTGGTTAAAATCATTGATTGCTTGTACTACTGCTGCTGAATCAGATAGCTGCTCTGATTCCACTATTAACGCATGAATTACGGAATGTAGGGTAAACCCTTGTCTTAACAGGCTTAACGCTACGCTATGCACTTCCTTTTGCAGCTTTGCTTTTTCCATCTTACTCTCCTTAAAATAGCTGGGAAAAATTGAGTGAGGTACCCCGCCCATAGTGGGAGGGTGGGGGGGAGGGTATATGCCCTTCTGCGCAAACCCTTATTCCATATAGGCCAGACCCCTTGATGCTTTTGCTTAACACCCCCCACGCTGTGCTTAGCCCTGTTCTATACCACCGTTTAGATTGCATACAAGCCTTTATCTACCTTGACACAGAGCCTTAGCGAACTCGATGATGCT